TAGACTCGAGTCTATAGGTAAACAATTCTTATTTGAACCCAACGATCAAATCACTAGAGATGAAATCAAGAACGCTATAAACAGTCTAATGATCGACTTGGTTGCCAAACGCGGTATCTATGACTTCTTGGTTGTCTGTGATCTCACAAACAATACACCAGCTAGAATTGATGCCAATGAATTGTGGGTAGATATAGCTATTGAACCTGTCAAGGCTGTTGAATTTATTTACATACCATTGAGAATAAAGAACACAGGTGAAATCGCAGGTGCAGTAAGTACCACAGTAGCAGCCGCATAATTACAAATTACTGACTGTGATAAAAAGGGAGATCGTTCTCCCTTTTTATTTTTATAAAACTGAAAAATAATCTATGTAGATAATGATTTTTAAGTTATAGCCATAAATAATACAGTATAGGAGAACACTAAAATGGCTGTTACATCATTAACAAGAATGACAGTTCCTGTCGCTAGCGATCAAAGTAACCCAAACCAGGGTTTGTTAATGCCTAAACTGAAATATCGATTTAGGGTTATATTTGAAAACTTTGGCGTCAGCACACCCACAACAGAATTAACAAAACAAGTTGTAGATTTTCGCAGACCTTCGGTGTCATTTGAAGACATATTAATTCCAGTCTATAACAGCACATTAAAACTAGCTGGAAAATATAGTTGGGCAGAAGTTACATGTACTCTGCGTGATGATGCCAAGGGCGATGTAGCTGTATTAGTAGGTGAACAAATTCAAAAGCAAATGGATTTCTTTGAAATGGCCAGTGCCAGTTCAGGTATTGACTATAAATTTACCACGAAATTTCAAGTTTTAGATGGTGGCAGTGGCAACACCCCTGTGGTCTTAGAGCAGTGGGAACTTTATGGCTGTTACCTCAAACAGGCCGATTGGGGGGATATGAACTATGGCACAAACGAACCTGCTACTATCACAATGACTATACAGTTTGACAATGCAGCACAAACCGAGGGCGGTGCAGTCGGAATACAAGGAGCAACTGGAGCACTTGGAAGAACATTAGGTGAGTTAGTAACTGGTGCGGGAACAGCACAAACAACAATCTAATGGCATTCGGACAAGACTTTTTAAAAGGTTTTATTGGCAGGCAAAATCTTAAAGATTATGCTCATGCCAGTAAGACCTTTCTGACCAATGGTTATGAGTTAGCACCTAAGAATAAATTTCTTTTTCATGTTTACATGAATATTAATACTGCAGAAGTCCCGGTATTAAGAACAGTATTTCCACAAGATGATGTTACAGCAATTGGCCTAATGGTCAAAACTATACAACTACCACAATTTCAACTTGATGTAGATACTTTAAATCAATACAACAGAAAAAGATTGGTACAGAAAAAAGTTAACTACTTGCCTGTTAGAGTGGAATTCCACGATGATGGTGGTAATATAACTAGGAATTTATGGTACAATTATTTTTCTTATTATTTCAAAGATCCTAATCAACAATATTTAGATGCACCAAACAACAATGGGCGATTAGGTCCATTAAATAGTCCGCCGGGATTTACCTATAATACCAGAGATATCTATGCTGCTCGTAGAGATGTCAATGACTGGGGTTATATAGGCGAAAGTTATGATCAAAGCAGTGCAGGCGGCCCCGGCGGTTTCAGTGGCGGTGACGATAGTTCAGGCAAACCGGCCTTTTTTAAAGATATCACAATCTATGGATTTGATCAACATGAATATGCCATGTATGTATTAATTAATCCAATGATTAAAGAATGGAACCATGACAACTACGACTACAGTCAGGGCAACGGTATAATGACAAACACCATGACTATTGAGTATGAAACGGTGAAATATTATACAGGTGCTATAGGACGAGTCAGACCAGACACAAATGTCAAAGGTTTTGCTGATCCTGCAAGATATGATACTGTGCCCAGTGCACTAGCTCGCCCAGGCAGTATTGCAACAGTGCTGGGCAAGGGCGGAATATTAGACACAGGTATAGGTATAATTGAAGATTTGCAAAGTGGTTCAGTTACTGGTATTATCGGGGCTATACAAAAATCAGTGGCAGTGACAAACACATTCAAGGGAAAAAATCTAAGATCTGTAGTATCTGAAGAAGCCAAAAATGGTCTTAATCAGACCTTGCGTAATACTACACCAGCTGGCAATAGACAGATTATTGGCAAATTGGGTGGATTCAACTTTCCTAGCCCTCCAGGGCCGAGATAAATTATGTCAACAGTTAATTATGCTAATCCCAAAACTGATCTTACGGTCAGAGTTTTTGATAATTTTTATGATTTTGACATTGATGTTCCAGTAGAGGAATACGATGTAGTTTACAGTTTTTTCCGTAGTGTATTCACGACCGCAGAGGCTGCTGGCAATTTCACAGTTACACTATTTAGAATTTCCGAACAAAGCGGCACACCAGTACTGACATTGTTAGGTCAATTACAAGATCAAAATCAATTACAAATTACTGCTACCTTGGCCTATTATCTCAATGGTCTAAGAAGCGGTAGTACATTACTGGGTTACAGTAATGCTGTAGTTCCTAATTTTTATACTGCACGAAATGTCAAAGCATGAACAAATGGGCACAGGGCATTTACAAACTTCAAAATCCTGAAAAATATGTCGGGAAAAAGTCTCCGAAATACCGTAGTAGTTGGGAACATGCCTTTATGCGATTTGCCGATACCAATGATAACATATTGCAATGGGCCAGCGAAAGTATCAGTATCCCATATAGAAATCCAGTTACTGGTAAAATGAGTATGTATGTGCCGGATTTTCTTGTGACATACAGAACCAAAGACAATACTGTACGTGCGGAGCTTATTGAAATTAAACCTCGCAATCAAAGTCTAATAGAAGGTCGTATGAATGAAAGACAGCGAGCTGTTGTGGCAGTAAATTATGCCAAATGGGATTCCGCAGTCAAATGGTGTAAAAAACACGGTTTAATTTTTCGTGTTATCAATGAATCTGATATGTTTCACCAAGGCAAAGGCCGATAAATATCGGTATGACCGATAAACTTAAACAACTATTTGATTTACCTGATGATATACCCGTTGAAGAAATTAAAACACAGGTAGCAGAATCTCAGCAAGTAATTACACAACTAGACCAAGCCATTGATAAAATTGACCAAGCTTTGCCAATGGTCAAAGACCTTGATAACAGCGATAACGAATTAGACGAGCTAGCTAGTCTTGCTCAAGAAAAATTTCAAGATCTAATGGATTTGGGATTTAATGTTGACAGCAGATTTGCTGGAGAAATATTTTCTGTGGCCGGTAATATGTTAGGACATGCTATTACTGCAAGAACAGCAAAGATAAACAAAAAATTGCGTATGGTAGAATTGCAATTAAAGAAAGCTAGACTGGATCAACAGGCCACAGACGGTGATTCAAATCCCAATGTGCCAGTAGGAGAAGGACAAGTGTTAAGTCGCAATGAGCTATTAGAAAAGTTATTGGCCGATCGCAGGCAAAATTCTAAAAAAGAATAAATATGTTATAGGATTATAGACAAATGAAAACATTTCAGCATTACCTAACAGAAAGTCAAAAGACCTATGACTACAGAATTAAGGTTGTAGGTGAGGTCAATGACGGCTTTTTTTCAGATTTAGAAAAGAAACTCAGTCAATTTGACATTGTAAAAATGTCGAAACCAAAGACCACACCCATATTGACTACATTGAAAGATTTTCCCGACGAAAGAAATCAAGCAATTACCAGTGTTGATGTCACATTTAGATATCCGGCCATTGAGCCACAGATACAGCAATTAGCACAGATAATGGGAATGAATCCCAGTTTAGTGAGAATGATTGATCTTCGTTATGATGACAGCATGAATCGTGAAATTGAAGCGATTAATAGTGAAAATAAAGATCTCTTAACTGACACTGATTATCCTGCTAATAATTCAGAACAAAATGAATTAAAGAAAGATTACAGCACTGGGCCATATGATCACGCAGTGTTGAAAAATGCCTATAGATCAGACTTTACTGTGGCAGGTGGTAAAACCCCCGCAGCAGAAACCACTAACAATTTACCGCAAGGTACTGCTAGTCCAATTTCTAATATAAAACGACCACCAAAGCCTGCCACTGGTGCTCAACCAAGAGGATAAAGATATGACATTTTTTTACGATTTAAACAAAAAATTATCTGAATTAGATAAACCCAAAACTGTAATCAATGACGATAAAACAAACAAACAAACTGCCATCTTAGAACAGGCAGGCAGTGACTTATATCAAAAATACAGTATTCAGAAACAATTAGATGAAAAAATGTTTGTAGATCCAGACACAGGTGAAAGAAGATTAATACCAAAACCTACTTTGCCTCAATCTCAACCTCAATCGGGATCGCAGACTTCGTCGGACACGCAATCTGGATCAGAACCTCAGACTGGAGACAGAGATAATGAGATTAAACCTAAGTGTCCACCTTTTACACCAGCATCTAAATGCAATATGAGAGAAGATGAATTGTCAGAAATGATGCGTCTTGCTAGTATGGAAGAAAATCAGGTATTAGAGCAAGGTGATGCCGACCAAATTAGGCAGGGCCTGAATCAGGTAGGACGGGATATGATGCAGAGATGGCTGAAAGACCAGGAA